CTAGTTAGGGCGGCTTCACCGCCATGACAATTTACACAGTTACTTCCAAACAATTATTAAATGACTACGCGGTTTTACAAACATTAGAAAACGCATCATTTGAAATTGGTCAAACAATTACCGTTGATGTTGGCGGCGATTTTGATGGCGAAGTAATTGTGTACGCAGTGCCACAGTATTACTACATCGGCACAGACGGCAACGGATTTCCAGCGTTCAATCCAAACATCCCAATCAATAACCAGGTGATGTATGTAGCGGTTGGTGACGCAGTTCAACGCACACCAGCGACAGGCACAATTGAATTTGACCCTGTATGCGAATGGATTGACGACCAAGACATCGCCGATTGGTTAGGTATCGAGGTTGCTACCGCAGGCGATGAAGCATTCTTAGTTATTTGTGCAGCGGCCGCCAACGCATTCTGTAGTCTCAGACGATTTGAAAACGGATATTTTGACCAATTATCAGTCGCCCCATCATCGGCTGTAAAACTCGGCACAACAATGTATGGTGGCGCGTTGTATCGCCAGCGCGGTTCAGCAGGTCAAGATTTTGCCACATTTGATGGCATGGGTCAAGGCACAACAAACGGATTATCAGCAATCGTTAAACAACTGTTGGGAATCAATCGCGCTGTGGTTGCCTGATGCCAGCGAACTACACAGATTTATTTAACACCGCACTAGATGACCTAGCAGCGTTCTTAACAGAAGTAACAGGTTTACAGGTGGTAACTTCGCCACAAAACATCGTTCCACCATGCGCCATGATTTCTGCATGCTCATTCGAGGCATGGAACAGCCAGGTGGTTGACATGTCATTCCCTGTCAGCCTTATCACAATCGGGCCAGCAAACCTTGACGCAATGCGATCACTACTGAATTTGTGTGCTTTGGTGCTCGGCAAAAATGTTGCAGTCACATCTGGTCGCCCCACATCACTTGAGATCGGCAACGCTGTTTATCCTTGCTACGAACTTATGATCAAATTGACATCCAAATCCACATGATTCCCTACCAAACCTGCTAAACCTGTATTAACGAAAGGCACATCAAATGGCTATCAATTATCAATCAACCCCACAATTTTTTGTAGATGGTATCGATCTTTCTGCATGGGTTACAGCAGGCACAGCAAATCAGGCATTCGAGCCACTCGATAAAACAACATACGCAATCGCTTACCGATCGTATGTGCCAGGTCTCGCCAGCAATTCTGCAACGATCACTTTGTATCTTGACTATGCAGCGGCCGCAAGTTACGCAGCGTTGCAACCATTGGTCGGCACACAAACAGATATCAAATATGTTCCATCAGCATCAGCGCTCAGCGCCACAAACCCTGCGTTTGAGTTACAGGGATGTTTGCTTGCTTCAATGCCTGTGCTGAATATGACGCTCGGCGAATTGCAATCAATTGATCTTGAATTCACTGGCGGCGAATTAACAATTGACATCACACCATAACGAACGGTCAACGACCGAGAAACGAGAACAATGAAAATCGGGCTTGAAGTTGATTTGAATAACGGTGAACCCGCGCAAACGCTGTACACAAACATGTTCGTGATCACCGAATGGGAATCTTTAGAGAACAGAAAAATTAGTGACGGTCGCGGCATGGGATTCGGTGACATGTGCTGTTGGGCGCACATCATCTTAAAACTTGCTGGCGCAAAACTTCCAGCAACATGGAAACAATGGGTGAAAGAAAATCCTGAAATGACAATTGTTAGTGTCGAGGACAAAACAAACCCAAACCATACGGGCGGGGAACTTACCGAAGGCAACTAGCAGAAATGCTGGTGTCAGTAGGGTGGTGGCCGCCGCAGATTACCTTTGACCACAGAGACTTGGTAACAGTCATTAGTGTTATCAATACCAGAAACAAAGGCAAAAAGTAACTATGGAAGCATCAGTCAAAATCTTTGGCATTCAGCAAACACTGAAAGACCTGAACGACTTTGACAAAACATATCGCAAACAGGTAACCAAAGACATCAAACAGGCTGGCAATGCGATCGTGGCAGACGCTCGAAGCGCTGTTCAAAAGTTTGAAAACTCTGCTGGCAACGGTGCGCCACTGTCCAGGATGTATAAGTATTCTTTAATCAAAGGCAGATCAATTTTTTGGACTACCAGCGCGGTGCAAAAAGGTTTCATTACTAAAGTCGGCAAGCGTGGCACTAAAGCCAAAACTGTAATGTTCAAAGATTCATTTGACGCAGAAAACAACCCCCGTGAATCACACATGGTTTCATTCAAAGCCACACCATACGAACTTATGTCAATGCAACAAAAAGATGTCGCGGGCGCAATCTTTGATCATGCTGGTAAAAACAAAACAACAAAATTCACTGACACATTAAATCGCGAGGAAGGCCCAGCGCCCCGAGTACTTGAAAAGGCCGTCAACAAGAATCGCGAAAATGTTGTAAACGAAGTTGAAAAGATTGTTGACAAGGTAATGAAAACCTTGAATAAGAAAATGGTGGTTGAACATGGCAATTAGCATCCCAATAATTTCGTCACTCGATACAAAAGGATTCGACAAAGCACAAAAAGAATTTGCATCACTTGATGGCGCGGGCGCAAAAACTGGCTACGCACTAAACAAGGCGTTAGTGCCAGCGGTTGCAATTGTTGGCGGTTTGGCAGCAGGTCTGGGTTTCGCAGCGAAGGCAGCGGCCGAAGATCAGAAAGCACAAGAACTATTGGCTCAACAATTACGCACTTCGGCAATGGCTACTGATGATGTGATTGCGACCAATGAGCAATTCATTAGCAGTATGTCAAAAGCGTTTTCTGTAGCCGATGACGATTTGAGGCCTGCGATGGCGAGCCTGGTTCGTTCGACTGGTTCGGTAGAGGTCGCACAAGGTTTGATGACTACTGCACTCGACATAGCAGCGGCGACAGGGACAGACCTTGAAACTGTCACACTTGCGTTAGGTAAAGCGGCTAATGGTCAGACAGCCGCGCTGACAAAACTTGACCCAAGCCTTAAAGGTGTTATTGATAGCAGTAGCACGCTTGATGACATCACGAATGCGCTAGCGGTTTCGTTTGGTGGTGCAGCAACAGTTGCAGCGAATTCGTTTGAAGGCCGTATGAAAGGCATGACAATCGCGCTTGATGAAACTAAAGAATCAATCGGTGCTGCACTATTGCCAGCGCTTCTTGGTTTGTTAAACATTTTAAAACCTGTCGCTGATTGGGCGCAAGAAAACACACAAATGTTCTTGATATTTATTGGCGTGATTGGCGCACTGGCTACAGCGGTAATCGCTGCAAATATCGCAATGAAAATTTATCAAGCCACACTGGTTCTCACAAAGATTGCCACAGTCGCATTAAACGCGGTAACTAGCGCTAACCCGTATGTTCTTGTTGCAGCCGCTGTCATTGCGTTGACTGCTGCAATGGTTTATCTTGAAATTAAGTTTCAAGCAATGTCACGCGCATTCGACTTGTTCGGTAATTCAATAATGGTTGTGACAGGGCCGCTAGGTGTACTGATCGGGATGTTCAGAAAACTTGTTGACCTGAAAGATTCGTTTGGCAGTTTTGATATTGGCAATATAAACATTCCAGGTTTCGCTAACGGTGGAATTGTTACAGGGCCAACTTTGGCAATGGTGGGTGAAAAAGGCCCAGAAGCAATAATCCCGTTATCACAACTCGGCAGCATGAATGGTGGCGGTGTGACAGTGAATGTCACTGGCGGTTTGGCTACCAGCGCCGAAATCGGGCAAGCAGTAGTTAACGCCATACGCGCTTACAATCGTTCAGCAGGGCCAGCACAAATTCAGGTTGCATAATGGCGGGCACAGCAGTAGTTCAATCTGGTAATTACGAATTAGAGATTGACACAGGATTTTTGCAGGATGGGTTCACACTTGATTCGGCAACAATGGGTGTGCTGGACAATACTCAGTTCGTGCTTAACGGCACAACCAATTTCGCCAGCGTTTTGAATGGGTGCGACAATGTGACAATCAAACGCGGTAGGCAAGACATTGGCGATCAATTCAGTGCAGGCACTATGGCGTTCACAATGTTGGACACAACAGGCGTTTTTAACCCATTCAACGAGGATTCACCATATTGGGATGCAACGACTGAACAGCCAGGTTTAGCGCCAATGAGAAAAGTACGCTTTGCGCGGTACGACACAAACAATGTCAAACAATATCTGTTCAAAGGTTTTGTTGTTAATTACGATTACAACTTTGCTTTGGGCGGTATTGACACGGTCACGGTTTATTGTGCGGATGATTTTTATTTATTGTCACAAACTTATATGGCCGAATTTAATGTCAGCGAACAATTGTCCAGCGCTCGAATCACAGCAGTTCTTAACCTTCCAGAAGTTGACTTCCCAATTGCTCAACGCGCAATTAGTACAGGCACACAAACACTTGGCGGTTCAGCAGCGTTCACGGTTGACAATGGCACATCGGTTCAGGCGTATTTGGCAGCAATCAACCAGGCCGAACAAGGCCGACTGTTCATGTCACGCAATGGCAATCTGACATTTCAGCCGCGCATCGGCAACACGCTTAGCAGTTCGGTAGCAGATTTTCACGATGACGGCACAAACATCCCTTATTCGGGTGTTGGCATATCGTTTCAGGCTGATCAAGTATGCAATCGCGCATCAGTCACCATTCGAGGCAGTAACAATCCGCAGGTGGCCGATGACGCTGCAAGCCAAACTTTGTATTTTATTCAAACCCAGTCCATCACTGAGAGCCTGCTACACGACAACACAGCCGCGCTAAGCCTTGCTAACTACCTGTTAGAACCTGAACCAATAGCGCGTTACACATCGGTTGAAACAGCGTTTATGAGCCTTACAGGACTACAGCGCGACCAGGTGGCAATCATTGACATCGGGCAGACAATCACAATTGAACACACATTTACAACTGGTGCAACTACCAGCGAACTAGCGCAAGAACTAGCAATCGAAGGTGTTGAACATACAATCAGCCTGTCTCAAGGTCATTCAATTGCGTTGTTCACTTCACCAACGGTCATTGTTTACGAATTTATATTAGATGACGCAATATACGGCATACTCAACGCAGGCAATGTTCTAGGGTAATCTAAGGGGAAATATGTCAATACAAACATTTACAGCAGCGCAGGTTTTAACAGCAGCGCAAATGAACACTTTGCAAGCCAACGACTACAACCAAACTGTCTCGACTAAAACAGCGTCTTATGCATTGGTCGCTGCCGACAAGGGCACACGCGTTGTAATGAATGTCGCATCAGCAAACACTGTTACGGTCAACACTTCGTTGTTCAGCGCTGGCGATACTTTGGTTATACAAAACATTGGTGCAGGTGTTACGACTGTTACGGCTGGCACTGCGACAGTGTCGAGTGCTGGGCCTTTGACGATTGCGCAGTACGGGTCAGGTACTTTGTATTTTACTAGCGCTGGCGTTTCGCTATGGTTTCCAAGTGCAGGCCCAGCAGCGTCAAGCGGTTTGACTTTTATTACCAGCGGAACGATTACAACATCGGCAACAGCACAAATAAACAATGTGTTTAGTTCAACTTACGATAATTATTTAATGCTCATAAATTACACGGCTGGCGATAACGGCGCACAATATTTGCAATTAGGCACATCAGGTTCACCAGATGCAGGCTCTAATTATTCTTGGGCATTAAACCAAAATAATTTTTATGCTGGTTCAGGTCAAACCGTTTTAGGCGGTGCAACAGGCGGTGCAACAAAATGGACTTTTCCAGGCAAAGTCGGTCCTGGTGGCGGAAATGCGTCAATAAATATTTTTAGCCCTAATCTTGCTGCTAAATCATCATTTAACGCTTTGCAAGCGTGCCAAAATACAAACCCTGAACAATCAAATTCATGGGGTGGCGGTTCAATAAATACTTCAACACAATACACAGACATAACAATTACAACGGTTAGCAGCACCACAAGTTTCACATATAAAATTTACGGCTACGCAAACAGTTAAGGACTATATGACTACCCCACAAATAACTATCCATAACGCATTAACAGGCGAGACAATGACGCGCGATTTTAATGAAACAGAATTGACGCAATTTGAAGCAAATCAAGCGCAAGCAAAAAAAGATGCTGCAGCGCAAGCGAAAGCAGATCAAGCATTAGCAGGCAAACGCCAAATAATACTTGACAGACTTGGACTAACAACAGATGAATTTCAAACGCTTATTAATTAGTTTTGCTTGTATTTTATTGTCAGCGTGTTCGTTTAGCAAAACAAATAATACAACAGTTTACAAAATTAAAAATACAACTATAGAAAGGCCATGCCAAAATGTCACTGCGGACAGGTGCGAAATTAGAAAATGAAGCATTGCACGCTCGACTGGTTTTTATAGTTGGCGTAACAATGGCAATCACATTTGCGATCATGGTGGTTGGTTTGTTGTTTGGCATGTTGTTTGTAAATATGCCGGCTGAGTTGTCACCGCTTGACGGCAGCATTGTTGACCTATTGAGCACGATCAGCGTGTTTCTTACAGGCGCGCTATCAGGTTTGGTTGCATCTAACGGTATAAAAAAAAATTCAAAAAGCGAAACCGAATGAAACCGTACACAGTTAACGCCGCGCCAGTTGTAGCCAAACCATTGGCTGGCATGGACATATGGGTGTCGCGCGCTGTTTATCATTCTGATAAATCGTTGTGGAATAACGGCACTTGGGTTGTGCGCGATGTACGAGGCAAACCTGGAATTGTGTCAAATCACGCCAAAGGTGTGGCATGCGATATTTCGTATCGTTGGATATCTGCAACTAGTAAAGGCAGGCAAGACGGCCGCAAAGTATCGCTTGCGTACATAAATAAATTATTAGAAAACGCTGACACTTTAGGCATTGAACTTGTGATTGATTACGCGCTTAACCGATCGTGGAAATGTGATCGCGCTACCTGGAAAGGTGGCACATTTGAGCCAGGTGATTGGTGGCATGTTGAAGTAAACCCAGTGATCTGCAATAGTCCAGAACTTGCAA